TCGGGCAGACATTCATGTAGTCAGAGAAGTTGTGAGGTTGTGCTTCATGAAGTCACCAGTGTGCTTCCTTTCCAGACCGCCAGACCAGTGCCAACCCTCCAGTCCACCCTACTGTATAACCTACCGCAATACCCCATAACAACCCAACCACTATTGGAGTTGAGCCCCCCTGCAGGGGGGCGGCGTCAGCCCGGGGAATTATAGCTCTACTGATTGTCCTCTTGACCTCCGCAAGTCCTTGATCATGCGTACGTAAAGGTGCCAGGGCATACCATAGTACCCCTGGAAAAAGTGCCACACTTGTTGTAATTGCTGCCTGGAGTAATTCCACGGTGATACAAGCTTTAGTATATGTGTTTTTGGTATTTGTATCCATGCCTTTCCGAAGTAATTATAAAGGACGCGAGTTTGTGCTCCGTCTAAATAATATGTGAGTTGGGACATGTTGTGGTCTGGGGTATAGTATTACCCCCAGACCATCGGTCCAGTCCCATCCGTCCAGGTGGACTATCACATTTTCATGCCTAAGTATTTTGCATCGGAAGGTGATTCGATCACGCCTTATAATCCGTTTTATGATAATCTTCCTTCACTTCCTTCTGCACCTCCGGTTTCCTCTATTTATAATACTGTTTCTAAGTATGTTACCCCTGCTGATGTAGCAAATGTAGCCATTGCGTTTGGAGGTCCAAAAGTTCAAGCCCTTGCCTATCCGGTGAGGCGTCTTATTGGTATGTATGATAATAATCGGGATAAATCAGGTTATATTCGTGGTTCGCATTTTTCAAAACGTATGAAAGCTAGGCGTGTAGCTTCGTATAATAGATATTCGGGTATGTATGATAAGTACCGTCACTTAAAGTGGAGGTATGATTGGACGCGGAGGTTGAATCCGTCCATGTCCAGATATAGAGCTTTTCACAAAACTTATTATTCTTAATGTTTTCGCGTCGTACTGTCCGTCGTTTTCGGCGTACTCCTCGTCAAACCTTTGGTCGAGCTCGTCGCACGAATGCTGGGCGTGCTTTTCGTTCTACTCGGGCGACAGTTCCTCTTTTGTTACCTCGCGCTGAGGTTAAGCAAGTTTCCAAGTATGCGAGTATTTCTTCTGCGAACATTGTATCAGGTGTCCCGTATCAAACTCAGATGACTCTTCCTGCGCAAGGAACGACGTCTATTACTCGAGAAGGTAATGTTATCAAAACCATTAATTACAAGTTGGATCTTTCGTTTACTAATCTTGGTGCTACTCCTTCTTATAATATGCGAGTTATTGTTTTCGAGTGGCTTCAGGGTTATGTGTCTCCCTCCTACTCCGAGATCCTTGATAATAGTGCAGGTGGTGATTATATTATGGCCCCTTATAACCAGCTCGCTGCTCGTAATTTTCGCATTTTGTACGATAAAGTGTATTTTACGAAATCTCCTACCATTGGTAACGCGGCTACCTTTTCCCCGCAAACTGTTGTGCATAATGCTATTATTCGTTGTCCTCGTATTGTTACTTTTAATGGTACGGCTTCTAATGACGGGGATCATATGTGTTATCTTCTGTTAATGCCGGACGGGTTGTCATCGGCTGGTGTGAGTGCGACGTATACGATTGCTTGCAAATTTATTGACGTGTAGTAATTCAACTTACTTCTTTTAACAACTCTTCCATCCAATCTTCCTCTTCTTCTTGCACACACACACTTTCTTCATCACAAGGCATGAAATCCTGCTTATCGTTGTTCTTAGGCGCTGCGGCTAATTCCGCACTAACCATGGCTTTGGTTAATTCTCCCAACTCCTCACCGAATTTAATGAGGGTGAACCTACGGGCAATTGCCGCTCGCAGTTCGGGGTCGGCAGTGATGTCGTCCCAGTGATGCTGGGTTGTAATAACAATTTTCTGCGGTCGTATCATGCCCGTGTGCTCCCCCTTGTTCTCGGCTTGGAAGGGATAACGATCGGCCCAAATCTTGAGGTGTTCGAGTACGTAATCCATCGTCTTCCCAATATCGTCGATAAGGACGATCTCCTCCATGTTGTACCCAGGCCACCACTTCGTCGCGGTCGGCTTGAGATAGTAGTTGGGGTGCCTTACTCGGGCTAAGCTGCTCTTCCCAGTGCCGGCGCTTCCCATGTACCACTCGTTTTTCAGGGGACCATCGAGTGTCGACGGACACGGACGGTAAAGTTTCATGAGATCGTTGAATCGATGCATGTGAAGAAAACTCTCCTTCGGATGTTCCTCTAGGAAGAGGTGAACGTTCCCTTCCTTCGCCAGGAGGTGTATACGGGCGTAGTTCTCCCGGATGACGGTACGACCAGCCGTCCCTTGGCTTAACGGTAAAGTCCCTCGCTCCATAAAGTCGTTTACTTTCTTGCAATAATCGCTCGCTTGTTTCGGGGTACCCTTCATCTCCTCCCAGTGCGCTGTTGGACATAAGGATTTGAGTTGAGAAAGGCGCTTGCGCTCCGTGAACACGCAGTAACCTTGGATATGGTGCGTCCCCGTATTCGGCGCGATCTCTTTGCCGAATACGATATAATCGCATGGCCAGTTTTGAAATGCGTCGATCATAGTCAATTCGTCGTAGTTGTTCCAGGTCAGACACCAGTTTTTGGCTCGGGCAGACATTCATGTAGTCAGAGAAGTTGTGAGGTTGTGCTTCATGAAGTCACCAGTGTGCTTCCTTTCCAGACCGCCAGACCAGTGCCAACCCTCCAGTCCACCCTACTGTATAACC